ACGGAGGGTGTGGTCACCCGATTGAAACGCCTGCCGGTAGCAGCGTAGACGACGCCGAGATCGTCGTTATAACTGGCCGCGTTGGCGACGGTCACGGTGTAAGGCGTCGTCGCCGGCACGCTGGCGGCCTCGAGCTGCGAGACAGCGAACTGGCCGGTGGCCGCGGTCAGCCCGAAGAAGATATCCGAATAAAGCAACCCGAGAATCTGGGCGAACTTTGCCTTGCCGGTGATCTTGCCCTGGCCGCGCGCAATCGCCACCGGGAATTGCAGCTGGCCGTACAGCGCCTTGTCGGTCCAATCAAAGTCAATCTGAATATCCTGGAGCACGCCGAATTGGCGCGGGCCAATCCCGGAACCGGTCACATCGGTGCGTTCGCCCCAAACCGCACCCGAGCCGAAGCTCAATTGCATGTCAAATACTCCCTTTCAAAACTTTGTCCTGGCCATGAACCAGGAGCCGCTTCAGCGTCTCCTTGGCGGCATGGGCGACATTCCAGGCCTGCGTGTCGCGCGCGATCGCCGAGCCCGGGAAATGGTCCTGCCACCAGCGCTCGATCAGCTGTTCGATCGTAACAATCCTGCCTCCCGGGGCGGTTGGGCTTTGCTCGAGATCCTCAAAAAGAACCGGGCTTCCCTCGGAATCTTCCACAGCCATCGGGATACTCCTATGAGCAGGACTTACTACAGAGGCAAAAGAACCCGAGACTTCGGGCGCTTCTCTTTGGTGTCACTCGGCGTGGTCAGACGCATAAGATTTCGACCGGGACGATCGCGATCGCCTGATCGCCGAGCACGCCTTCGTCCGTCTCGATCTTTCCGGTGATGTAGGCGTGCTGCACCATCGCGGGCAATCCGAGATTCTGAATGCCTGTCGCCGGCGATGGCGCTAGCGCTGCTTCGAGCGCATCGAGCAGCGGGTTCAGAAGCATCGCCGGCGCCAAATAGGGATCGCTCGAATGGACGTAGACATAGAAATCGGCGTAGAGCGTCCACACGATCGGCGCCCCCAGGGCCTTGGTCACGGCGTGTCCGCCCTTTTCGCTCATGAACAACGCGGGCTGCTCGACCGAAGCCACGTCGGCCCAATGTCGTAGCCGCCGGTTCGCGCTGGCAAAGCTCGCCGCACCGGCCCCAAGCGCCCAGAGCGCGGCATAGATCGATTCACGGATGATCATCAGCCGTGCTGCCACCTTTGAGACCTGTGTCCGACGCAATCATTGCGATACCGCCTCCGCCAAAGCCGCCTCCACTCGATCGCGGATCGTCGGCGTCATGTCCTCGAGCGCCGAACGCAGGAAAGAGCGTTCGGGGAGATCCATGCGGCGATCGTACGCCCGCACGCTGATCGCCCTCTCGGCGATCGGCCGACCGAAGGCCTCTCGGATGCGCCGAAGGCTGGCCCTGACACTGACCGTTCCGGCAAAACCGCATTCCTGTACGCCGGCATATCGGCTGTCGGTAAAGAGGCTCGCAGTGATGGCACCGCCGCTCTGGTCGACCCGGAGGTCGATGCTCGACTTCAGTGATCCGGTACGGCTCCTGAGCACCTGTCCGCTCAGCTTGTCCTGCTGCACGTCGCGCTGAAGCTCGATCCCGAGCTGGGTGATCCTGCGAAGGAGGCCCGAATTGATTGCGTCAGGCAGTGCGCGCAGTCGCTCCAGCAACTGCTCGTCGCCAACAAGATAGGCCGTGATCACGCGGCACCCGCGAGCGTCGCCGTATCTGTTTGGGTCGGCGCCGGCATCAGGAAGCCGGTGATCGGCGCGACAATGCGGTATTGCTGGATCAGTGTCTTTATCGAGTCGCTCATATCCTTTTGCGAATAGGACACCGTCTCGCCGCCGCCGATCGCTCTCGCAACTTCGCCGATGCGGGAGCGCTCGCGGTAACGCAGTGCCACGAGCTCGATGCAGGCTTGGGCCAAGTCGGAAGGTGTCACCGCGTAGCCGGCGGTATATTGTACGGTCACGCATCCCACCTTTCGCGGCACCTTGTACCCTCGGATCACCAGCTGCGTCGGGGTAAAGAGGTACCCCGCTTGGGTCGCAAAGGTGCTAACGACAGCGAAGCCGGGTGACACCGGTGGGAAAGCCGGGATCGGCGGAATCGTCAAACCATCGACGATGACGAGGCTGACGGCGCTCACTGGGAATGCCGCGAATTGGTAGCGCACGTCGTACGGGCCGAGGGCGTTCCCCGTTCCATCGCGGGTCTCGATCCAATCCTGCGAGGCGATCTGCCGGTTGAGCCAAGTCTGTATGAATTGGCTCGCTGCGGTGATCAAACGGGTCAGCAGCGCGTCGTCGGTCGCCGGAAAGGCGCTCTGCCCGATCTGCAGCCACGCCTTGACATCGGCGAGAGTCGTCAGATCGGCAAAGCTTGCCCCAGGCGAGGCAAAGTTGGCCATCATGCGTGTCCCGGCTCGTGATCCTCCGCGGCAGCGACGGCGCCCCACATATGAGCGACCGGTGCCGCATTCGCGGCGATGTCGCCGAGCGTTGCCATCGCCACCTTCTCGCCATAGAAGGCAGCGAGGTTCATGATCAGAAGATTGCCGAGCCCTTCCAGCGCCACCGGCACGCCGAGACGTTGGGCTGCAGACATAAAGGCGGGGTTGATCTCTTGCATCGCCTTGAACACGGGGTCATCGGCGGTCACCGCGATAGTCATCGTGTCGTCGGTAGTCATCGCGTCACCGACGGGTCCACGTCGTCCTGCGCCGGCGCAACCGCGGGGTCGTGGATAACATAGCCGCCATTGTGCAGCAGATGGACAGCTGCCTCGCGCGGTACCCGCACGACCCCGTTGAGGTCGTGCGGGTACCGCTCCGTCCCGTGCCCAACGGCGTCCCACACCGGGAAGACGGCACGTAATGCGATTAGATCAGACACGGAGGTATCCCCTTCAATTCAAATCAGAGACGGTCATCAGCTCGGGTCAGCCGTTCGCGATGTTGCAGATGACTCCCATCGCGAACGGCGCATAGACGGCCAGCACTTCTTCGGCATAGACACCGACCTGGCGCTGGCGCGTGACGAGCGGCCAGTCGATCTGGTAGTAATCTTGCCGGGTCTTGATCTCGGCGACGTTGGGTACCTCGTTCGACTGGTACTGGATCGGCAGATTCTCGGTCCAGCCGATGATCGTGCCCGGGGGCACGCGCGGGTGGATCCTGATCGGGATCCGGAGCCCGCCGTTGATCGCGAACGGGTTGTAGTAGAACTGGACCACCCCGGACGCTGTCACCTGGTACTCGCCGCCGCTGCCGTCTGCCGGCGAATCGAAGCGTAGCAACGGTCCGGAGGCGTTCGACAACACCTTGCTGGTGATGTTCTTCAGCTCTTGAGAGTTGACATAGAGGACGGTCGGCGACAGCTCGAAATTGTCCCACATTTTCTGGAACATCGTGTCGATTTCAACGACCGAGCCGCGGCCCGACGCGGTCAGTGGCGTCCCCGTTCCTGCCGTGCCGGTCGGCATAATATTGACATAGGCGTTCGACCCCGGTTTGAGCGCGGTGGTCAATAGTCCATCATAGGCATAACTTAAATTGGCCGAGCTGTCTGCGGTGATCGCGGTTTGCGACTGATTGCCGGTGCTGAGCGGCGCGGTGATCACCACGCTATTGATTGTCGTGGTCGCTTGCAGGGTCTCGGTCCCGCTTGCGCTCGAGACATACCAGGCATAGGCAATCGCCCCCTGCATCGCGGCCACGCTGCAGAACAGCGTCTGGCCGAGGGTTACCGCCTGGCTCGCCTCCGCACTGATGTTCGAGGAGCCGCCCGACAGCATATAGCTCTTACCGTCGGCTCCTGTGACGTTCTTCGAGGTGGCAACCCCGTTCACGACGCTCGAGTTCTGGTACCCTTCGAGAGTCAGGCCGACGACCTTGACATAATAGGTTCCAGTCGGGAGTGTCGCGCCGCTGCCCGATGCCGACAACGTCGGGGTCGTCGGCGTGCCGAGCATCAGTGAGGCGTTGCCGGCGAGAATCGCCATCTCTTCCTTCAGCATCATTTTTTGCAGCAGGCGGAAGGTCATTCGCGCCTGAATATCCTCGAACTGGCGGCCAGCCGAGATTGCTTCGAAGGTCGCTGCGTCCTCCTCACCGATCGTCACGTACGTGGCTGATTTGTTCGAGGTCGAATAGGACATCTGCCCCGAGCGCTGGCCCTCAGGTACCCATCCCATCGCGTCGAAGCCGGAGCCCATAATTCCATTGACTTGGCGCCAGTTCGTGGCTGAGCCCGTGCCGCCGCCGACGCGTGGCATGACATTCCTGATCGGCGTGACGAAGGGATAGAGGTTCTTGGCCGGTGCTTGAAGGTCATAGGCGAGCAGGCCCGTTGCGGTCGAGATCGACTTGGCGAGCATGTCGTCCGGCTTGGCCAGAGCCCCTTTCAAGAGCTCCAGCGATTCCTGGGTGATCGGATTCATCAAAAATTCCTCCCGGAAGGGGGGCAATGAAAAGCCCGGCCGAGGGCCGGGCTTGGCGACGGCTTCGTGGCTAACGTGCAGGCGGAAGCTTGCACTTTCGCCGTTAGACGAAGCAAAGCTTCGTCACGAGGCCGGAGGGGGTGGTTGTTATACCGTCAATATGCGCCGCACCGGTAGGCGTCAGCGTTCACCTGCGGCCACGCCGAGCACCTGAATTGGATTAGCGTAGCTGGCCTTGATCAAGGTGAGGGTCTGTTCTTCCTTGCTCATTTTGGCGAGCGCCGACGCGATCGCGTCAGGCGAGAGTTGGTTGTCGCCGGCACTACCGGTGCTGCCGCTGTCCTGCTGCTTCGACACCGAGACGCTGCCTCGGGCAATCGTCAATGGCGGAAGCGGGGTGCGGGCGATGTCATCGACCCGTTTCGACAAGCGGTCGAGCAGCGGTACGATTTCGCCGAGGGTCTTGACCAACGTCGCTTTTTCGGCGCGTTCGTCGGCCAGCACCTTGGCGAGGTCCTCCGCTCGTACAGCTTTGACCGGGTCGAATTCGGTGCCCTGGTGTTCCTCCTCACCGACACCCGCAGCATCGCATACGACGCCCGCCGCGACCAAGTGGCCGTGCGCTGCGCGCAGGTGCCCCATGGTTTCGCTGGAATGGCGGGCGCCCGCCTTTGTGACATCTTGGGCCTTGGCGTTTCCTTCGGGAGAGGGTGCTGACTCAGAACTGGGAAGCACCCGAAAGCACGCCATCCCGCCGGTCAGCTTGCTGACGCATTCATGAGCGATGTCCATCAAGTTCTGATGCGCGCGGCCGCGCTTGCCGTGCGTCGCCGAAATCCCGCCGAGACCTTTTGACGTATCGACGGTGGCGTTGTCACCGGGGTTAAAATCGGATGCCGGCGGGTCTATCTGCGGCGACACCTGCTCGAAATCGCCGGCCGCGTCAACAGTCGACTCCTCCGACGGAGCGGCGCCGGCCTCGCACAGTTGGTCGCGCGCCCTGGACATGTGCGCTGTCTCCTCGGCCGACAGACCGTCGATCTTCAGGCATTTGTCGCAAGCGTAGCGGGCCATGTCCACCAAGGCCTGATCACCATATGAGTGCTTAGCCTTAGCGACGAGACCGGCGGCGAGCTTCTGCATGTTGGGCTTCCCTGTTTTGAGGAGATCCGCGATGCGCGCTGCTCCGCGCGCGTCGGCGGCCATTGCAAGCAATTCGGGCGCGTTTATTGGGAGAGATTCGTCGTCGTTTTGCGTGTCGTTCAGGATCTCGTTCGTTTCTTCAGCGACGAGCGCATTGAGAAAGACGCACAGCTCGGTGACAATCGCTCGGAGCCGGCCCGGTTGCGCCGACGCGTCGCCCTCCATCGCGGCCTCAACCTCGAGCGCGTCCTGAAGCCAGTCGAGTTCGAGGATGATGCGCGCGACGTGGCCAACATCCCAAAGCGCCTTGGTTAGCGCTGCACGCGACGCCTTGGCGCCGTCGGCGGCCGAAGCCGGACCCTCAGAATCGATCTTCTCTTTCCAGGCAGCGATTATGTTGGCTTTGATCCGCTTAACCTGGTCGTCGGTATATCGTCGCGCGTTGCTGGGTATGTTGATGTAACTCCAGGCGGCGCGGATGTGACGCTCGGTGTCGATCGGGTAGCGTAGCTTGCCGTCCGACTGGTAGCCGGGATCGGCGTAATTCACCTCGATTTGATCTCCGACCGAACTCGCGGGTGCGTTCAAACTCCTCGGGGCCTCGGTCTTGGCGAGCGCCCCTTCGGCCGTCTCGATCGCCCTTTTTGCCGCATCGATCGCGGCTTCGGTTCCGCTGGCATCGTCGGCTTCTTCCCTGCTCGCCGACGGAGGTTCGGGAGCGGCTTGCGCTGACGGCGAGAAATTGAAGTCTGCTGGCCCGAGCGGCCCTTTTTCGAGACATTTAATCGCTTCGCCTTTGGCCCGATGATGGTGGCCCGGCACACCGCAAGCCCAGATCTGGATCGGAGGGTTGAACGGCTCTCGTGCAGGCGCCAGCAGCATGTCGGACGCGGCTGAAGCTTTCCAGCAGTCGAAAATGGATTCAGGGTTCGCTGGACGATCGACCAGCGAAATTTCGTTGAGCACAAGACCAGTGATAGCCTTGGGATTGCCGGCCTCGCGCCGCGTGACCCGGCCGCCGATCGAAAAGCCGCGATAGACCTGGTTTCTGACCTTGGTGACCGCGACCGGGTCGACGACATGGGCGACAATCCGGGTCAAGCCATCATCACCGACTTCGGCCTCGAGCGTGGTTCCGGCGGCCGAGAGCTGGTGCATCTCACGCAGTGCCGGGAAACGCATGTAGTCCGGGATCGCCGCGCGCATCGCATCGGCCCGTACGATCTCGCCCTGGTCGTCCACGACCTCCGATGACGCGATACCGTGCACGCACACGGTTCCGTCATCCTGAGGCTCGACTTTCTGGATTGCGCCATAGAGTCGCATGATCAACATCCCGCCAATGAGTAGTGCGTCCGGTCGCCCGTCATTTTTCCGGCTGCGCCCGACACGGCGATACCGGATTGAAGCCCTGGCTGCCAGAGGCGACAGGCGGCCGCTGCGCTAGGGCCTGAAGCAGATTGCCGACGGGCTGTGCCAGCACCTCGATTGCTTCGAGCGCCTGGCCCGCCACGGTCGAATTGTCTGGAACGAGGATCTTGACCGCAGCGGCGGCGACGCCCGCCCAGACTGGGTCTCCAGTAATGAAATAGCAGACCGAGCCGGTGAGGACGCCGAGGCCGATGACTGTGCTGGACTGCGGCGGCCATCGGAACCCCGATTTATTAACCATATGCCTGTTACCCTATCAATTCATCGCACTGACTTCAAACCAGATGGCGACCACGTCGTTGGCTGCGCCGGTCGTAAAGGATGAGCCGGTCAGGGCAATGACAATGGCGTCCGACTCCGTTGCTGTCGGGAAAACCGGTGAGCCGATCCCGCCATGGATGCCGCCGAGAATCGCTGTGCCTTGAGCGTACTGCGTATTAGATCCGGCAGCGCCGTATTTAACGACGTTTGACATCAGCTGCCAACCGACGTTGTTGTTGAGCGTCGTTGCGTTGATCCAGGCGCCGGTGTCGGCGATCACGGTGCCGCCTGTGACCACACCGGCAGAGATCGTCGCGTTGAACCAAAGCTTGACCCGCTTGTCGTTAGTCGTGGGTCCGGTGCTGCCCTGGGCGGTGATGGTGAGTCCACGGCCTGAGACATCAAAGCTCGATTCCGGCATGGTGTAACTCGCCAGTACGTCGTCGGTGGTGTCGGCATTATTGCCGGCAAGCGGGTTGCCGATCTGGCGATTGAGATTGCCGTCACCGAAAATGGTGCCGGCTCCGCCGCCAAAATATGTCAGCATGTTCGAAGGCACGACACCGACGCCAGGAACGATGCCGTCGAGCGCCCAGATCGCGGCACCAGTCGTCGCCGAAAGGCAAGTCCAAGCGCGGCCCGCGGCGGTATTGAGCCAGCGCGAGCCAACAGAATAGTCCTGGGTATTATCGTCGGATCCACCAGGATCGGTAGTTGCCGAAAGGTTGTTATAGGCGGGTAATAAAGTGCAGCCACTGCGGATTAGATCGATCACGTCGTCGGTCGCAGCGGCGGCAATGACACCCTTCGCGTCCGCCGCGTACGAGGCGCCCGATGTCTGAAACCGCGTAAAAGGGCCAGGTGCCAACAGCTTTGTGGTCATGAGCTAGTTTCCTTGACTGTCACGGTCCCGGAGCTTTGCACAGGATCGTGGCGTTGAGCTTGAGCACGCGGCCGTCGCTCAGAGCAGCCGTCGCTTCAAGGATATAGGTGCCGCCGGCCGCCGTGATCGGCATGCCGCCGATCGAGGCGACCGAGAAAAACCCAGCACACGTTTGTAGCGACCCATCGGCCGGGGCGCGCAGCTGGATTGCCGTCTGGGTCGAGACCGACAATACTCGAGACTGCGGGGCCGGGTCGGTGGCCGTCTGGAACGGGGCCAGCGCGCAGGTCCAACTCGTCGAAACCAGAGTCGCCGCACCCATATCCGCAGTAAAATCGAAAGCGAAGTCGTCGATCTCGCCGATCTCGATCGGATCGAACGGCGTTGCCAGACGCATAGCCGAGTTCCTCATTGGCCTCTAAGCGGGTGGTTACCGCTGGAAACTGCAGAGCGCTATCGTTGCCGGGCATGACCGGCGGGCCTGTCAGTTGGAAAAAAAAGGTCGAGGTAATTGGCGGCTTTCAAGGCAGGAACGGCACCGCTTTTTCCAAGAACATCGATAGGATCAAGCCACCGACGGCGTTGCACGGTGCATTTGGTCCTTGCGTCGCAGACGCGAAGAGCCGATCGGCCTCGATCACTGAGGCCAGGCCGGGCTTTGACGCAGTCTCGATCGCAGCGGCTACGGGAGCCAATGCAACCCAGCACGCCGCCCCTTGCGGGTCACCGCCTTGGGTTGCGGCCTGTGCCGCGTTGGTCAAATCGGTGGCCGCGAGCTTGCCGACCTGCGCACACCCTGATACCGCCAGCAGCGGGATGCAGACGCAGTTGAAGAAAAGCAGTTTTCGCATTGCTTGAGCCCTTTCACAGTGTAGATTGAATCGAACCCGCACCGCGACAGCCGACCGAATGGTGCGGCGGGTCGCGCTCCTGTTACAGCCGTTTGAGCAGACGCAGGCGGCCGGGTGTGCTGAGAAGGCGTCGTTTGCCGGGCGAGGCAAGCAGACGCTCTAGCGACACCCGCACTGGCGTGGGTGGCGCTGACCACTCGATCGATAAGATCTCATCAGCAACAACTTTATTAGCCTGTCCGAGCCACTCGACGAGAATCGGGACCTTCTTCAGTTTCAGCGAGAGCCATTCGAGGAGCGTGCCGCTCTCGCCACTCTGCCGAGCCAGAGATTCGAGGACTGCCGGCGTTATGATGCTGACGGGAACCGCAGACACAGCGGCCGTTCGCAAGATCCGCCGAACGCGCCCGTCCGCCGTGCGCCGACGCAGCATGACGGTGACGGTCGGCGACGGCTCGAGGAGCCGCCGAACACGCCCGTCCGCGGTGCGACGGCGTAGGATATTTGACATTCATCCCCCGCCGCCCTGGGCGCCTACCACATGTGGAACAATCGGCGGCCGCCGCCGGCGCTGCCGGGCCCGGCGCTTCCAAGTATCGACAGGATTGCCGACTGCGCGTTCGCCGAGATCTGGTGTTGATCTGCGATATAGTCGATCATGCCGTCATAGTGGACCGGCATTACGACGGCTTCCTTTTGCTTCACGCTGACTATGTAATTTCGCATGTAAGTCGCAAAATTGACCTCGTAGAAGCTCGCCGCGCCCGATCCAGCGAAAATCGAGTTGCCGAAACAACAGTCGTCGCTGTAATTCAGGATCTGAAACTGGCGCCTGTTGGGCCCGTAGCTGGCCATCATGTAGAGGTCGATGTAGCCCGCGACGCTGAAGAAGTTGCTCCAGTTCTGCTCGGCGCAGTTAGCACTCATCACTACATTATGCGAAGTGCCGCCCCATCCGGACGCCGCAACTAAGTAGTACGTATAGGTGTACCGAAGCGTAGGCGTTCCAATGCTCTTGACCGCGAGAGTCATCGGCAATGAATTATAGGTGACGCCTGTTACGTCATCGGCGCTCGTATCGCCTGCTACACACACGACCAGTAGCGAGTGAGGTCCTGTCGTCGCTGTGTAGGAATAGGTGAGCGAATTTGTGGAGCCGCCGTTATTGCCACCGTCAACCGCATTGACGAAGGCAATAGTTCCACCACCACCACCACCGCCGGCCGGTATCGCGGTGCCGGCGTGCGTGGTCAGAAGCTGTGCGGACGCGGCGGCAACAGCTCCGCACAAACAGATCAGGAGGCCGGCCAGGATGAGACGGCGCATGGCTAGAACTGCGCCCACACGATGGTGCCGGACACCTGGCCGGAGCCGCTGACGAACAGGCAGATGTTGTCCGCCGCCATCGCGGTGCGCGCGACAATACCGACACCGTTGCCCAATGTGAGGCCGCCATTGTTGGCAAGGTTCCACCCGGTGGCGGCGGTCGTGCCGCCTGCCATGCCGGCCGTGTTGGTTCCGCAAGCAGCGCCGGTGCCCTCGACGAGGGCGACGTTGTCGGCCGCCCCTGCTATCAGAGCGATGCTGCAAATGTAGGTCTGTTTTCCCGACGCACCCGATATGATCTGCGTATTCGCCGTCGTGTTGATCGGCGTCGAGGTCGTATTCGCTACGGGCGACCCGGCGCATCCCGAGGAATTCGGCGAGACAGCGACGACCAGGGCTGGGTCCGTCGCGGCGGGCGAGGTGCTCGCGGCCTTGACCGCCGCTCGGTTCGCGGCGCCGCCGCCATCCGTGATCGCGTTCGGGAATACGCAGTTGTAGCTCGCGTCGTTGATCTCGGCGACGTTCTGCGATGTACCGGTCGAGTCCTTCACGGTAAACGGGCTCCGACAGGCGGCCCGCGCCGCCGTGCCGCAACCCACGGCCGCCGTGACCAGCGCGGCCAGGATCCAGATTTTCGATTTCACTATCTTACGCTCCTATTATCTGATCATCATCGGGAGAGCGATGACGTTGCAGCCAGTGCTCACGGAGAAGTCCGACTGCAGTGCGCCGCAGGGTGTCGGGCCGGCACCGAACACCCCGTTCCCCGCGTAGTACGCCAACACGTCATAGTTGCCGGCGGCTGCGTCGCACTGGAATCCGTAACCGCCGTGGGCCACACTGATGGTGGCGCTGCCCTTCCCGTCGAACGTCGAACCGCCGGTCGCCTGCACGGTTATGCTGTTGGTCGCCTCGCCGCCCTTGGCGCCCTTGACCCAGAAGGTGTGTCCGACAATCGGGGCCAACGAGGTGCACTGCGGCAGGGTCTCGGTCTTGGCCGACGATGACGAGCTGTTCCACACGATCGTGCCGTCGGCCGTCGTCGCGGTGTCGCTCGTGCCGGTTGCGACAATGCGGCTGACGCCAGAGGTAGCTGCCGCGCTGATCATCCCATTAGATATCGTGATCGTCGCGCCGTCCGGCTCGACGACGCCGAAAGAGCCGGTTGTCGCCAGTCCTGGCGTCACCGCCAAAGACCAGTGATCGCTTCCGTCAGAGCTCGCACAGACATAGGAATCCGCGACGAACGTCGTCGCGCTGCCGCTGATCCCAGGGAAGCCCGAGAAAGTCGAAATCGTCGTCTGCAACGTGAACCCGTGGTGCGAGAGATCGGCGAAGCAGAACCCGGCGCCGTCCGCGCCGCTGGGGGTTGCACCGTTGGCGCGCGCCAGGATGAAGGTGATGGCACTTGAGCCGTTCGCCAAATAAAGCTGCACGCCATCACCGGTGGCAACTGTGTGGCCGGACGAGTAGGCCTGAGCGCAGGCTTGCGGCGAGATCGTGCCGCCAGCCGGACCGATTGTCTGCAGTCCGGTGTTGCACACACCGACCTGGTTGGTCAGACCAGCGCCGAGGGTGATGATGCGGTTGAAGGATGTGTCCTGCGAACGAGCCACGCCAAAAGCAAGCGCAGCGGCCATGGTAGCGGCCACAGTTGCCGCAAGGATCCTACGCATGGCTCACCAGCGAGTGCTCGGCATAGAAATTCGTAGACGTGAGATCGAATGCCGCGCCCGATTGGTTGTACACCAGGATCGACCAATAGGCGGCATAAAGCCGAGCAGCGAATAGACCGAGAATTCCGGAAAATAATAGAGGGTGGCGTTTGCCGCCACAGTCACCACCGGCGTCAGCGACGCTAGGCTCCCGATTAACGAAGACTGGTCCGAAGTCGAGTTCGGATTTATTCCGTTCGTCCAGCTGGCGCCGTCCTCGCTGCACACCAGAAACAGCGAGGCAGCGCCTGACCCGCTGACGGAGCCTCCCGACTTGATCTGGGTCGGCGCCACAATGTCATCGTAATATTGCACCAAGGTCGTACCGAGCGCCCCAAGCCCTTTCGCTTGACCGTTTGGCAGCGCGGTCAGATTGTCGGTCGACTGCCCCGGTCCAAGTGGGAACGTCGCCAATGAGGCGACGCTGAGAGGATTGCTCATGACATGGTCGCCCTTATTATCAGCTCGTGGTCCCTTGGATCCGGAAATCGGCCGAGCCTTTGCAGGCCGTGGCGCCGGCCGGCACGGTCAGCCGCAGCCACACAGCTTGCGCGCCGGCCGCATTCGGCGCTGTCCCGGACGGCAGGTTGCCTGGGCTCGGCATGCTGACAAAGGCGGGTTGCGTTATAAAGGAACCGACGCCCGACGCGGGCGCGGCCTGCCGGTTGGCAACCGTGCCTGTGTCGTTCAGCGCTGTCGTCAGCGCCAGGTCCAGCAAGGCGCCGGAAGGCAGAGCAGGCATCTCACTCGCCGCCTCGATCTGCGTGCCGGTCAGCGCCGTCGAGGTGTTATTGTTCACGACGAACACCTTTTCGTAGTAGGTCCGCTGTGACCCGGCTGGCACGTCCGCAGCACTTGTCGAGAACATGCGGACCACTGCCGTCACAGCATTCGGCCAGCTCTCGAACAGCATCCCTTGTAAGATCTTGTAGCTCGTCGTGTTGTCCGGCACCGTGGCCCAGTCACGGCTCACTGCGACCACGTCGGTACCGTATCCCGCAGTAGCGATGATCTGCCGCAATTGGTTCGCTCCGGTGCCGCTCTGAGTCCAAATAATCTGGCCGATCGACACCGCGGCGCCGTCGCCCGATTGCAGCTTGAACAGCGCCGGCGTCGTGCCGCTGTGATCGGCGGAGCCGGTCTGCGCGGTGCGTACATTAGTGTCGGTCGTTACCGAGCCCGATGGCAGTACGCAGCTGTGCGCGGCGAGCGCCACGTCACCGACGGCGGGGGTGCCGCCCGGATTGGCCACTGGGCCATTCGCGCTCGCTCCCGATAGCGCGGCGCAGAGCAACCGATCGAGCGATTGCGATCCGGTCACCCAGCTCTGCCCGGCCAGGGTCAGGGTCTGGTTTTGGATCGCGCCGGTCGTGTCGCGCCCGGAATAGGCGATTTTGGTCGCGGTGTCGCTCGATGAGCTCGAGATGACGTCGACGCTGCCAGCCGGGGTGATGTCGTAGAACGCGACACGTCGAGTGAAGTCGACCGCGCCGCCTGTTGTGGAGCCGTCGCTCTCGGGCATAAAAGCCGAGCCATAAACGACGATGTCGGATGGCAGCACGCTCATCAGAGCCTCCGCCTTTCTTCTAATCAGGGTCGGGCGGCGCACCGGGCCAGTAGAGGGCCCGAAGACGGCCATCGGGAGCTGCCCGCACTCGTCGGAGCGGACGGCCGCGGTTGTTCTTCGACGGCGCCTGCAGGGGTCTCCGTCTGCGACGTGAGAGCGTCGCGCCGCGGCACCGATCCTTGAGCGGTCAGGAACATCGGCTCGTCACCGCCCTCGATCGGGTCGAGTCCGAGGACGCCGCGTGCCTCGGTGAGGGTGTAGATGCCGTCCTTGACATAGCTTGTGAGAATTACGGATTGGTCCTGCGGATCCGTTGGCCGAATATCCGACCAGGCAAATTCGAGTTCGGCATGGCCCATCCGGTTCTGGTTGACGCTGTCGACAAGTCGCTGGACCCAGCCCATCAGTGGGCTGTGAGTTCTCCCGCAAATCTCAGCCCGGATGCGGCAATGCCAGCCGCGGCGAGCGCCTGCCATAGCGCAGCGGCAACCGCTTCCACCGTGATGCCCGTAGCGCTGACGATCAGCGGCGTCCCATCGACTGGACTGTCGACATAAGCATTCGCCACCAGAGCCGTACCGGTGTAGATAATCTCAATGTTGTGCTGCACTACGGATTCTCCCTCACCTTGACGCCATCGGCCGCGCGCTCCTCATTGAGTGCCGCGTAAATCTTTTCACAGGTCAGCGAGCAACTCTCACCGAGAGCTTCCGGGCAATGGTGCAGTGTGTCCCTGGCGCTGCGCCGCACTCGTCGGAGAGGAGGGCCCGGTTACTCTTCGACGGTGCCTGCAGGGGTCTCTGTCTGCGGCGGGCGAGCGTCGCGCAGCGGCACCGGTCCTTGAGCGGTCAGGAACATCGGCTCGTCACCGCCCTCGATCGGGTCGAGTCCGAGGACGCCGCGTGCCTCGTTCAGGGTGTAGATGCCGTCTTTGACATAGCTAGTAAGAATTACGGATTGGTCCTGCGGATCCGTCGGCCGAATATCCGACCAGGCGAATTCGAGATCGGCATAGCCCATCCGGTTCTGGATGACGCTGTCGACAAGTCGCTTGACCCAGCCCATCAGCGGGGCCAGGCCCTCCTCGAGGGCCGCCTCTTGTGCGGTCTCCGCGGTCGCCCGATTGACCTGCGGAGTGAAGGCGGTCGGCGGCAACGAGAACGCATAGCAGACGATCCGCGCCAACCACTCGTCGAAATCGTCCTTGTAGGGCGCCTCCTTGAAGGCTTGGTATTTGGTTCCGCCCGGTCCCCAAAGGAGCCGTGTGCGGCTGCCGGTATTGCCCTCGAGGATCGAGTCGAACCACTCCTGAAACTCACTGATCTGCTTAGTACTCCAGCCGTCCGGCGCGCTGAGCAGCCCGGGCGGGACATTACCTTCCGTGAAGTGTTGGAGTTGCATGATTTGCCGGCGCAGCCCAATGTTGACCGTCACGACGATCTGCTCGACCGGACTGAACCCGTACGCTTTGTGCGGACGGCGGTTGCGCGGCAGGTAGATCAGCTCGTCGTCGGTCAAGAGGCGCCACGGCCGGCCGTGGATCACTTGCTCATAGGCCGGCGCCGGGGGTTGCGGCCGGCGGCCGGTATCATCGATCAGGACCTTGATCGTCGATCCGTCGACGACATCGAGACCGGTGATATCGCCGCCGCGGTTGCGTCGGATCTCAAAGGCCGGAGCATCGAGCACGAGCACATCCTCGAGGGCCTCCCGCAGCCAGGTGGCGAAGGGTTGCTCGCCGTCGGGCTTGAGCCAGAACTCGGTCAACCGCTCGATGCGCGACGGCGCGTCGGTAGCCGGTTTCCTTTCGTTGCGCGACTTGATGGTCCACTCGAGTTTTTCGATTTGGTCCTTGCGCGTCTCGATCGCGAGGCGCGTGATATCGTGGCTTTCGGCCAGCGCCCTGAGCTCGTCGAAACCGATCGGCTCGTAGGAGCGCGGCGTGTAGATCGTGTTGTAACCGACCGGGAAGTCCCAAAGCCGCACCCGCTCGCGCTCGGGCGGGACCAGCGGATAGCTCGGCGAGAAGATCCCCTGGTCGGGCTGGAAGACGTCGCGAAATTGGGTGATATCGTTCTGAGTTCCCCAGCCGCCCCAGGTGTACGACGCAAGCGGTGCTCGGCCGGGTTGCGCTGGGCCCACGGTTAAGGAGGTTCGCTTTCCACCGGAAGGCGGCATGGCTTACTCCGCACGCTCGTCGTGGGCGACTGTGGCCATCATCAATATCCTCCTGTAATCGCCACGCGCTTCCAGGTGTTTGGTCCGGTGCAGATGTAGAGGTATTCGCTGTCGTGCGTCATCTGGTTGGTCGTGCAGGTCGATGAAGAGGCCGGGGAGCCCGCGCTGATCAGCCCGCCCAGATTGTTGAGCGTCTGCGGCGTCGCTGCGACGACCCGAAAGTTCGAGCCATCGAATTGCAGCGCTGCATATTCGTAATTCTGGCCGGCCGCGAGGGTCATCGAGTTGCTCGATGTGCCGCCGCCCGCCGGGAGCAGGATTTTCTCGCCGGCACCGCCGGCGACCTGGACGGCCATCGTCTTGCCGTTGTCGGCCGCAAAGCCCATCGTCCAGCCGGTACCGATCGACGTCGTCGATGGCAGGGTCACAACCAACGACGCCGCCGGCGTATTGTAGCTCGACACCGCGTTGCCGTTGTCGCTCTGCGAGGCCGCGTAGGTGCTGACCGCGGGGAAGCTCCATCGGTTGATGCCGGGGGCGTTACCGGTGATTCCGATCTGGGTCGCAGTCGCCGGCGTCGCCTCGACAACCCGGAAATTGCTGCCGTCGAATTGCAATACGAGCAGTTCATAATTGCCCGACGCGAGCGAGGCCGAGGTCACGGCAGCGCCGCTCCCCGGGAAGAGGATGTGGCCTCCCGATGTCCCGTTCACTTGGACCGCCGCGGCCTTGTTGCTGTCGCTGGCGATCCCGATCGTCCAACCCATCGGGATCGCCGTCGTCGACGGTAATGTCACGGCGATGTACGAAAGCGGGCTATTGAAGCTTGACACCACAACGCCGTTGTCGGCAACGGCCGCGGTATAGGCACTGACCGCCGGGAAACTCCAGTGGCTGATCCCGCCGGCGCCGATCATGCCGATCGCCTGTGCAGTCGCCGGAGTCGCATCGACGACGCGGAAGTTGCCGCTCCCGTCGTATTGCAGCACCAGAAACTCGTAGGCGCCCTGACTGGTATTCGCCAGGGCCAGCATCGTCGCCGATGAACCCGATCCGGGCCACACGATATGACCCCCCGACGTGCCATTGACCTGTACTGACAGAGGCTTGGTGCTGTCGGTCGCAAAACCCATGCTCCAGCCCGTCGGCAAAGCCGTCGTCGCCGGCAGAGTCACGGTCAGTCCCGAGATCGTGTTGAAGCTCGACAGAGTGTTGCCATTGTCCCCCAGCGTCGCCGCATATCCTGAAGTGGACGGATAGAGCCAATTGCTGGGCCAGGGCGGTGGATCAAAGCCGTTGACGAGACGCGTGTTGCGCGTCGAGGAGATGATGCGCCAATTGTTGCCGTCCGACTGCACCGCGACGTTTTCATAGTTACCAGGACCGAGGACGATCGACGACACCGATTTGCCGCCCGCCAAGATTGCTCCGGATGGAGCAATGATCGTCATCCCCTTGCCGTTGTCTGTCGCAAAACCCATCGTCCAACCGGGATTTACGCTGCCAATGGCCGGCAGCGTCACGGTCATCGACGCGCCGGGCGCATTGTAGCTCGAGATGTTGAGCCCGTCGTCGAGCGCTGTCGCCGTATAGCTGGCGGCCAGCGGAAAATTCCACCGGTTGCGCGATCCGGTTCCGATCACGGTAACCCCGGTCGAGGACGGCCCGAAATTGACCGTCGCACCGCCATAGTTCGGGTTGATCAGCACATTGCTGGTGCTCGCCGTCGCGTTGACCGCGGTGACGCAGTTGAAATACGGCGAGAAGAAGGTGTTCAGGCCATTGTGGTTGAACGTGATCGAGAGGCAGGTCGGCGACACTTCGAGATCGAGGCCGAAGAACGTGTTGCTGAAATTGTAGCCGTTTTCGAGCACGAGGCCCCTGCCGCCGGTGCCCTCCGCAGTGCCGGCGCCCGAGATCCGAGAGAATTGTGTTTGTTCGAGTGCCAGCCCGGCCGCACCTCCGGACGAGACGCAGACGGCGTAAATGTCGCTGTCGAGGATAAAGTTGAACTGGCACCCTCCCGACCCCGATGCAGTGCTGGCATTATTGACGATCAGGTGGTCGATCTTTGCAGAGTTGTGCGCATCGGAGAAATCTGCCTCACCGAGCACCACCGCATAAGCCGGCGTGCTGGCGTTGACGAACAGAATTCCTTCTTCCTTGAAATAGAAGCAGCCGGTCGGGCTGGTCGTCGAGCCGCCGCTGCATTGGACCTGCAAGACCGGTCCCGCGGCGATCGCGCGCCCATCGATCGTTGCCCCCTCCGAGATCAGTCGAAAACCCCTGGACGCCTGGCCGGCATAGTCGATCGCGATCGCCGAGGTGACCTTGTACGTTCCAGCCGAGAAATGCAGCGGCCAGTTGTTGGTGATCGCTGTCGCGATCGTCGTATTGATCGCCGTCGTGTCGTCGTGGCTGTCGTCACCGACGGCGCCATTGCAGCGCACATCGATCCAAGGACGCCCCGAGCACATCAGCACGTCGCCGCTCATCGTCGCGGTACCGGTCGTCGACAACGTCGAGAAATTGCCGGGCGACTGCGCAAAACTCGGCAACGCGATGCCGAGCCCGAAGGCGAACGCGGCGAGCCACAGGAGGCGCCTCATCACCACCTGCGCGCCGCGAAGGCCTGACCGGTAGCGCCGCCCCAAAGGCTGAGAGCCCCAGCCGGCTTGTAGCCCGAGGGGGTCATGAATACGGCGCCCGCGGCGATCGGGATCGACGCACCGCCCGATGTCGCGGGGCCGACATCGCTGACGTAAATCGTCGCCGACGAATTGTTGGCGACGAGGTAGCCGTTGATCGGGATGAAACCGGCGAACAGCGTCTGCGCCGTGCCTCCGGCGACCACTGTCCCGCTGCCGTCGATCGCAACGGCGCCGCCGGTGTTGATGACCGGCAGCGGTGCCGTGGGGCCGACCGGCGTCGCTATGCCGCCGACCACCGCCGCCGGAGCATGCACCGGGACAAGGTTGCCGGCAACATCGGCCTGCGTCGAAATCGGCTGCGTCGTCGTGTTCGCGTCTTTGACCAGGAGCGTCAATTCACGATCTCCTTCCGAGCGGTATAAGAGTACCCGTCACCCGTTAGCCTCCCACCGGCTATGGTGAAGGGCTGCCTTGTATCCGGGCGAACTCCAGTAATGCTTGTTCAGCCTCTGCTCGGCTCGGATGCAGGCCGAGAAAGTAGCGGTGACCGTCGATCCTCACTTGCGCTCCAAATAGAGCGCGCTGACGATAGACGTGCCCAAATCGATGGGGCCGGCGGGTCGGCGGAAATTTCTGCCGCATTTCGTGCAAATAGGCAGCGGCCGTGTCAGGCGATCGAAACGTCCCTAGATAGCGATGCTCGCCGCCCACCGACGCCTGAACGTAATATGTCGTCACCCCGTGCTTGGAAGCGCGAGGATATATGCCTTTCAGGTAGATCACTGGCATTGCAATTAAGGATGTAGATTTTATTCCAACAAGAAGCCCAACCCGGTTACTGGGATGGCGTTATAGGTGGCGGTCGCCGTGGCACCCCCAGCCGTGTCACTCGAAGGCGCCGAAATGTTGAAGCCGGTGGCATCTGAGGCGATCGTCACCGGTTCGCCGGTACCGGTCCACGTGATCGCAGAGGTCGGCAGCGGATTGCAATTCTGATCAACCGCGGTGACGTGAACCGCAGCACCCCCGGCCGACAGGGTGAGGGATGTGACCCCGTTGGTGCAGGCGGCATTCGCCGCCGCACCCAACAAACAGAATGCCACCAAGGTCCAGAGCGGGATCACGGCGAGGTGAAGCCGATGCTCGTGACAGTCGGCATCGTCACAACGTCCTGCAACGAAGCAGTGACGGTGCCATCTTTAGCAGTCGCCGTAACGGTTACGGCGCCCGTGCCCGGCGGTACCGTAAA